GATACATTTTGAAGTCAAGATATATGCAGTGGGCATACGCTTGGATCTCATCAAACTCTGAAAGGTATCTTCTCTCTTCGTCTTTCTTTTTGTGACCAACTCGTTTGTATGGAACTACGTGGTTACTCCACTGATCATCTCGACGATCGTATTGCATGAAGTGAATCATCTCATGCATAAGAGTTTGAATAAAACGGAATTTGAATTTATCCCATGACTCTTCTGAGAACTTGAAGTTCTTGAAATCTTGGGTTAGTATTTGTATGATGCACTGGCGATCTTCGGGAGAGTATTCTCCACCTAGTGCAAGGTAAGTGTCATAGACCTTGGCTTTTGATTTCTGAGGTTGCCACTCAATTTTAGTGCGCCACTTCTTAACGTAGTTGGAGAGACCGACAGAATCATTACGATACCTGTCTAGGTCTCTCCAAATTTTAGATGGAATGAATTTCGCTCTAAATGGGCGTGTGCTGAAGTTTAACAACTCCAGCCAGTCGTAGTTTGCATTTTCTAGGAATTGCATAGCCTCCCAGAAAGTCTTGCTTAACTAAATTGCTTCTCCAAATGTGCAAGGACTTTCGATTGCTCCTCTAAGTTGGTATTATTAAACTCAGTAATATAGGACATCAAGTCGAAATTAGACAGTATGTTACTATATTTAGTTTCTCTACCTCTTAGGAATTGCTCGGACTGATCGGAGCCTCGATCCTTGTAGCGCTGTTCCAACATAGCCTGTGGAGCCTTCAAATAGACCACCTGAAGTTCGGTGTTCGGTAGACCCATACAAAACTCTAGGAATGACTGATTAAATACTCGGTCACCTTCAAAAAGGATATTACAGTTATGGGACGCGATCCATTCTTGCAGTGGAGGTTGAACTGCCATCGAAAGACGATCTGTACCAGCAAAGGTTTCACCCTCATCGTACTTACCAAGAACATACAAGTCTCGGTCAGTATTATAGCTGGCAACTACTAACTTGGCGGGAGCAGTTTCGATCCAGTTTTTATCTTCCATGTATTTACGAAACAGTGTAGTCTTACCAGTCCCTGGAACACCACCAACGGCAATAATCTTTCGAGTCTTCAGAGTGTTCTTGATCAACTCGACTTTGATCTCGTCTTGAACACCAAATTTATCAATCATCATACGTTACCTTTTTTGACGTCTTCGATTAGGTTTACCAATTCTTCTCGGGTGAACACCCAAACGCGACCACGGAAAGAGTGAGTAGAAGTATCAGGGTCATGCTTCTTAGAGAACGATAGTTTTTTAATGAACTCACGTGCACAATTCTTTGCCATTGCTTCTTTGATTTCTTCAGCATAGTTGACGTTGGTTTCTTTCAACTTTAAGAGTTCTTGCTCTTGAACTTTATGCTCAACAACGAATTGGTTGAACTCATATTTCTCGAGCATTTCATTTGGGTCTACCTTGATGGTGAACCCACCTTGTCCAGCAGTAACAACATTATTGGCACTCCACGAGCTAACGCCAATAGAAGATGGAGCAGTAAGAACTGCGTTAGACATAATGGTTTGTAATCCATTGTTAGTCATAATTTTCAAATCACCGTTATCAACAATAACATCACCAATAGCATCTGTCATAAAAAATTCTCCAATCCAATTGCAACACGTTCTTCATCATTAAACATCCAGTCTAGCCCATCTAGTCTACCTGTAGCTAAGAAGTCGCCAAACCTTTCCTTAATTATACCCTGTTTACGATCCAAGCGCAAATCTATTGTTTCATTGCGAGCATCCCAGAGTACATTCCATTCAATACCAGTCCATCCGTCTTTCTCTGCAACTTGAATCTCTTCAGCTTGTCGGTCAAGATAGTAGCTAAGATAACGTCCGTGTTTCTGGCGAAAGATCTTCTTGAATGAACAGAGGCAGGTTTCCATCGTAAAGTAGTCAATTTGACTCGCAAGATGTGGAAACCTATCTTTCATCTCAGCGATAATTCCACTGCTAATAGATTCAAGGTCTCGATATTCTTGTTGAGTAAGTTTTCGATCATAGTCGTCGTCTTTCCCAATGGCAAGAAGTAATCCATTACGATGAGAACGGGAACCATCATAATCGTCAAGCATGAGAGAAGTAGGCTCAATGTCAATAGCAGCAGTGTGTTTAAGATGCTGCATATAGAACCAAGTAGAATAACGCCCAAACTTGTGAAGGTTTGTCTTAAGTACTCCCCAAAGTACATCAAAGTTTTGCTTAGAGCTACCCACATAGAACGATTCGAGTTTTTCACGTTGTGATCCATTTCCAATAAATTTCTGATATGATTCGAACATCACAGGTAGATGTCCCTTGTTCCACTTAGTGTCTGTCTGATAACGGAGACGTTTGTAGTTCTTAGAATTCCAGTCAGTGATACGTCCAAGGTCAGCGAGTTCGTAGTCAGGGAATTCATTCTTCAACACCCATGCAGTTGGGAGTTGATACGTGTTTCCATATAGCCATGCAAGCCAGATGCGTTCTTCATCGTTATGCTCATAGCGATCATTGAGATAGTTTGTAGCCCATACAGCTGGGTCACAATCATTATACTGTAATGACCAAGCATACCAACGGATGAACGCTTCACGTCGGTTTTCTTTTAAGCGATAATCCATTATTTCAAAAAGTCCTCAAGTGATGGTTGATCCATCAGTGCTTCTCTTAACCAAGCCTTACCGACTGTATCAATAGCAGCTTGTGTCTTAGCTTTCTTCTTTTCGCCCCAAGTGTATGACTCTAAACCTTCAGCAAGGAATTGAGCACGAGCCTTAGCTGGTGGTAATGCTTGAAGTGGGTTTACGATTGCGTTGTCTCTGTAGGCAATTTGTTCGGCACGTGTAGCGAATAGTGGCTGGTCTGAGCGGAGTGAACCAGTCGGGTCAACTGCCCAAAACACCAAACCATTCCGATTGTGCCAGCCGACACTTGAGGGAGTACAAGAGATTTTAAGTCGTTGGACTTTTCGTTCTTCGACTGCGTACTTGATCCACGCGTCCCAGCACTTGGACGCATAGCCTTTACCTTCTTGCCCTTCGAGCGTGACGATTTCGTAGAGGTTGGCATATCCATCCCGATTAAATGTAGCAAAGATTAGAGAGACAACTTCACCGTTGACTTCGTAAGCCATTGGCAGAGACTTATCGTAGTTATGGAAACGAGTCCACAATGAGTGTGCAGCCGATAAGAACTTGGTGTTCTTACCAGCTGGACTCGATCCGATAAGCTGTTGTACTTTGGTTGAGTTTACAAGAATCATAATTGGTAATCTACTGCACCTTCGATGTCTACTTTCTCGAGAGTATGAGACAAGTCAGCGTCGATAGTATGGTAGATGTTCATAGACAATGGAACAGTTGTATAGTTTAGGTTGGCGCGTTTAGCAACGTTAGCCGTAGAAGTAATTATACATCCGTCATCCAAAACTGTCAAATATAATGGTCGCTTACCATTGCGGTATGTGCGCAGTGTTCTGTCTGTGTGTAATTCACAAACAGCAAGGCTTGCATCTTTCCAGTGCTCTAGTGGGCTGTAGTCAGCGAGTGAACGGAGTAATAGTTCGGTGTCGTTCTTACCATCGCATGCGTATCCGTGCAAGACTTCCCAATCAGCAGGATCGTGCTGAGTAATAACACCATTATGGACAATTGATGTTGATTCATTTGCTATCGGTTGGTTATACAATAAATCGCTAGTACTATATCTGCAGTGACCAATAAGGTAAAGAGTACCATCGTCATCAACCATCTCCTCTAAATCATCTAGTTTTCTGAATTCATCCGCTGGGACTGGTTCTTTAAAAGTATGGATTACCCCACCTTTGAGGTAGGATAATCCAGTCGCATGCAGTCCACGAATACGAGATTCGTGGAATACATTTCTAATCATATCAAAGTGGGTTGCTGTGGGTTTTTGAATCACAGCACCGATAACAGCACACATTAAAAGAAACTTTCTAAGTCGTTGGACTTGATAGACTGTGGATGATACTTGTGCAATTCTTCAGTACCAAGTTTACGTTCTAGGTAATCATACCACTCTTTGTCTTCCCACATACCTTGACTCACACCATTCCACAAGTGACGAGCAGAGCCATCTTCATTCTTATGACCTGGATGTTCTTTATCAAGACGACGAGATTCAACATATTCATAACGACAATCTTCGTATGCCTTAGAACCTAACTCAAGCATCTTCTCACGGAAATAGCATACCAAAGAAATACGCTCGGCAGATTCGTCTTCAAGAACAATCGGAGTATTTCCATGCATAACTTCGTGGTTGTTGATCAAGAGTAAGTCACCTGGACGCACGTTCACAGCAACACGATACTCAGGAGCGATCAAATATCCACCAGAGTATTTACCATTGTTGGAAAGAACCAACAGGTTAGATAAACCAGTCTGCAAGTCACCAGCATCGTAGTGAGCAGCAGTTCTGAATGTCTTGTTCACAGTGATTGTAGTGAATGGAGTCCCTGGAACTAAGAAGCCTTGATCAATTTTCTTGGCAGCTTCCATCTGGTTGTTGTAACGCCATGGGAGCAAGTCCTTGAAACCTTTAGCAAGAGTCTGTAGGAATGGGAATGCCATCGCAAACTTTTCTGGTTCACGTTGAGTGTAAGATGTTGCACGACCATAAGGGATTCGTGGATAACGATCGAACCAACCAGCGATACCAGAGAACACACCATTGGCGTAAGTAGTGGAACACACATACTTCTTAACGATTCGATCTGCTTCTGCTTTCATCTCATCATTTGAGAGTTTCTTAGTTGCATCAACCCAAGTTTCGAAGTCGAAGCCATCTTTCTTAACTGCTTGGATACCCCAAACGTTGTTACGTGTAGATGGTTGTTCTTTCTTACCTTTGTGCGATGCACGGATCTCTTCAATTGGATCTTCACCAAACAAGTTGGCAGATGGATTAGAGAAATAGTCGATGACATCGTACTCGTACTCAGTAACCCACTCACGATTACCTAGCTTCTCGCCACGTGGACCAGCAGCCATACCACGGTTCTGTGTCTCTACTGCAGCTTCACGCAGACCAGCATAAGCTGCGTCTTGTTGTTCTTTACTGAAGTAGTTCTTACGGAACTTAAATGCGATGCGCAGTTCGTCAGTACCCTTGTCACAAGATGAGCAGTCTCTTCCAGTACCACACTCAGCTTGAGTTGCAATGTCACAGTTAGCTGGCATATAAACGTCAGCGTCTTCATCAACCAAAATGTCGTAATGTGATTCATCTAGGAATTGACCCTCAAGATGAGCGCAGTCATATTTTCTTTCTGCTACAATTACTTTAACCATTTCTCTTCTCCTTAAAATTTCCAACCGTCAAAACTCTCAGCCTTAGCACGTTGACCAAAATCACTCTTATCAAACATCGGAACATCATCCTTCTTATGACCAGCGTCCATCAAACCTTCTTGTGCGGATGCTTCCACATCGTAAAGTTTCATCTTAGCTCGATCAACTCCGATAACAAATCGTTTGTAAAAACCTGGATCGTTGTAACGATTCTTGAGTTGTTTAACGATAATCTGATTCAACTGCTCTAATTCTTCATTACTTACCAACGCAAACATAAAGTCAGCAGTGGCAGGTAGACCGAAAGATTCTGAGGTATCTTCCAGCCCTGGATCGCTGTTTGTATAACCTGAACGAGTAGTCTGAGTAGCCGATACGATCGGTACGTTATACTCAACTGCAAGACCACGTAACTCTTCAGCAATTGCCTTAATATATGTATAAGAGTTAACTGAGCCACCTTGCTTCATTCGTTGAGAAGCACAGATGTTCAAATAGTCAATCATAATGATATCGGGTTTAAACTCACGCTTCAACTTTAACTCTTCCAACAAGGCTCTGAAGTGTCCAGCATGGGCACCAGCAGTCGGGTATTCTTTGATGATCAACTTACCTTGAGTCTTCTTGGCCAACTTAGCCAGTCGTGATTCGTAGATATCCTTGTCAATCACTTTCAATTCGTCCATGGTCAGGTTAAGAAGGTTCGCGTCAATACGTTCGGCGATACGTTCTTCAGCCATCTCCATTGTTATGTATAAAACATTTTTACCAGCACTTAGAGCACCAGCAGCAACGTGACACATAAACAGAGACTTACCAACACCAGTACCAGCTAGGACGATATTGAGAGTTTTCTTGGACAGACCACCCTTGGTAATCTTGTTGAACATCTCAAGGTCGAAAGCAACCTTCTCTTCAACACGATGATAAAACTCATAGCGAGAGTCAGCGTCATCAAGATAATCGTGACCAACATGATTATCAAATGAAACGGCAAGAGCATCAGAGAGAATAGATGGGATTGAATCAGTAGTGAACGTCTTGTCCCGACCTTCTTGGATTCGGATGGAGGTAAGGATTGCATTATACACCGCCTTGTCTTTACAAAACTTCTCTGTGTTGGTAAGCAACCAGTCTTCATTGATTGGTGCATCAACAAGCGTATCAATAAACGAACTGACTTCAACAAGTTCTTTTTCGTTGATGTCAGTTCGGTTACTTACCTCGATTGCCAGAATCTCTTTTGTTACTGGCTTGTTATACTTCGTGAAGAATTCTGAAATCTCGTTGATAATGATCGACTCTTTTCTGTCGATAAAATACTCACGCTTCAAAAACGGAATTACTTTTCGGCAGTAGTTCTCATCATAAATCAGTCTGCTCAGAATCTGTTGTTCTAATCTCATCAACCCCGCCTGTGTAGGAAATACTATTCTTTTGTAACTGGTCCATAATTA